CCCGAGTTCTGGATCAGGGTGAGGGTGGACTTCCCGACTTCATCGTTCCCCGGATCACCCCACACGGAGGTGTCCAGTTCCTTGTCGTCGTTGTCATCCTCGTCCTCGTCCTCACCGTCCTTGGCAGCAGCGGCGTCAGCGTCGGCTTTCGCCTTGGCTTCCTTCTCCGCAGCTTCCTTGGCGGCTTTGGCGTCGGTCCGCTCCTTGTTCGACGGGGCAGGGTCGCCGGTGTTTACGTGGTCGGGCTGCTGGCCCTGCGCGGCACCCGCGCCCTTGTCCTCGTCGTCATCAGCCGGGGAACTCCCACCGGGAGCGGCGTTGCCACCAGCCGGGGTCACGTTTCGCAGATCGGTCATTCTCTCTCCTTACTTTCCAGATGCAGCCTTGCTTGCCACCTGAACTTCGCCCTGCTTCTGCATGAGGCGTTCTTCTTCGGCAAGTTGGGCGTTACGGTTCGCAGTCATCTCGTCCTGCGTGAACAGGAAGTCCTCTGCGGACACTCCGCGATTACGGAAGATGAAGGTTGCGAACTTCAGTGGGTTGAACGCAGCCCGGATTTCCTGCGGAACTGCGTCGAGCATCTGAAGGTCCGTAACGGCCAGCCGGAGTGCATCCAGCTTTCCTTCTCTGCTCAGGCTCTCCAAGCCCGTCACGACAGTCGTCTCGAAAGCCTGCTCTCCATTCGGCAGGTACGAGTTGAAGTCGATTTGAGCCAGTTGGTACTCGGCTTCCTTGCGCTGCCAGTCGAGTGCGAGGCGGCTGTACAGCCCACCAAACGCGCTCTCGATCTCGCGGGCGAAGAAGCGGATTTCTTCTGCGGTAACACGCTCGGCATCGCGAACGCCTGCACTCGACAGTAGAAACGCTTGCGCGAGTTCCCGTTCCAGCTTGGCGATTGCCTCACCGATGAACTGGACCTCTACAGCGAACTTGAACTGAGGGACAGTGATGTCGCCTTCCTTACCCGGCAGGTACTCGCCCCGCTTGGCATTGTTCCAAGCATCCACGTCGAAGCTGCTCGTGTCGTTCACGAGGAACTTGATGTCTGCCGCCACGCCGATCAGGTCGATCATGGCTTCGGTCATCACGTCGATGTTGTGGAAGCTGACCGAGTAGTCCTCGACCAGACCACGACCGTAGTGGTCTCCCCGGCCAAGGTTCCAAGTCAGTACGAGGCAAGGGAAGTCCTCGTCCTTGTAACTGGTCTTGGCCTTTTCCAGTTCGATCTCGTCCACGGCTTGGCGCATGTGCCACTTGCCGCCCTCATGCCAGTAGTACGTGTACAGTTCGACAGGGCTGTCGTCCTGATACTTCTTCGACTTGGCGTTGGCTTTCAGTTGCTCGCGGAGGTCCTCGTCCAGTGCACCGTACAGCTTGCAGTCCCGAAGGATGACTTCGCGCAGCTTACCACTGATCTCCCGAGAGACGCAGTAGTCGCGGATGCTGTAGACCACCCGGTTGTTGTCGGGCAGGCGGTAGATCAGGGCGTTGCCCGTCACGATCTTAAGGCTGACTGCGGCCACCGCCACCGGGCGGTAAGAAGTGAGGTTCAGGTTCCGCATTGCTGCGTTCTCTGCCTCGATCAGCCCGGCGTCGAGCGCCTGCTTTTCCTCGTCTGAGGCTTCAGCGAAGAACTTCCGCTTGGCCTCAGGTGTCAGCGTGACTGCGAAGAACGGCTTGTCGTTCGGGAACATGGTGTCCACGATGCGGTGCGACAGGTGGTTGACCAGTCGAGCGCCAATCGCGACGTTCCCCTTCTCGCTTTCTTCCGGGTTGTCCGTCCGGGCGTTGTCCTCGTGCGGGAAGATCGAGGGCACCGTCCACCGTGCGTACTGTTCGCATCGGTCGAGCAGGTCTCCCTTACGCCCGTCGAGGACCATCCAGTGTCCAGCGAGGCTGGTGCCCTCGCGGATCATAGTCCAACCCTCCGCGATGCGCGGCTAGACTGACCAATTCCGCCAACGGGGCGCTGAGTTCCCACACCGCCGACACGAGCACCGACCGACCCGGTCCTGCTCGTCGCACCGCCTTGACCCGCACCAGCAGTGGCAGTGGGTGCAGCGCCTTCACCGCGACCGAGGCGGATGTCCGCTCCGGTCTCGTCTCGGGCGACGGCACGCCGTGCACGCTCCCGCGCTTGCTGTTCCTGTCGGTTCAGTCGCGCAACCTGCTGACGCGCGGCCTTCTTCTGCTGATTGACGCTGTACACCGTGGCCGCAGCACCGACGACCGCAGCGCCAATGATAGCGGCAGTGGTAAATGCTGCCATAGCACGTCTCCTAGAGTAAGAGCCTGTGGCTCGTTTCGATGGAAGTGTATCCCCGGCGCATGAGCACCCGTTCAACACCAGCGTTGACCTCAAGTGTGGTCATCCGCACTTCGTCCACTCCAAGTTCCCTGCCTCGGTGCTCGAACGCATCAAGCAGTCTGAGACCGTCACGGCCCTCGGAGTACCAAGCCGTTTCCACCAGCACTTCCCAATCCCGACATGGGTCGGAGATGTGGACGCCAGTGATGGCTCCGGTGTCCGTCCGAAGTACGACGCCCTGTTCTGCCACGATCAGCCCGGTTAGGTAGTTCACCAGCTTGTCGAGGTTGAGCGGTATTCCGTAGTAACGGTCGTTGAAATGTTCCGCCTTCTCGATGAGAAAGGGGATGTCGTCCAGTGTGCAGTCACGTACCTTTGTCACGACGCAACTCCCTTATGAGCCGGGTCGAAGTGGACATGACGAACTCCGGGCCGAGTGTCCTGCCGAGTATCTTCAGCAGATCAGCCTTCGCTCGCTCATAACCGATATGGTACACGGTCGATGTCTCACTCAGTTCCGCAGGTTCCAGTGCTGCTAGGAGTTGGATCATAACCTGCCGGTCAACCAACGCCTTTCCTGTGATGGAAGTAAGGTCTGTCATTCAGTCTCTCCTTCTGAATAGTAGATAGAGATAATCCTGTTATAGATTACCTGTATATACTATCCATGTATAAACTAGGTGTATATTACAGCCAATAACATTGGATATACAGATACCGGGGTAGCTTTCAGGCCGCACTAAGCGACTATACACTACCCCGGCATCCGAGACCCAGCGGGAGAGAACGCCCTTGTCTATATGTGTGGAACTCGTTTATCCAAAGAAATACAAGGACTTACGAACCCCTTCCAGATCAAGCGTCCCGGTCTCAGGTAGGTCCGGTAGGGTGATCCCTGTCCGTTCCTCCTGCTGAAGTTTGAACTCCGAGAGCACGCTGTGCTGCGAGTGCAGCTTCACGAACTGGTCTCGGATGATCTCGTGCCACTCGTCAACATGACAGGCGTGAACTCCGAAGTCGTCGTGGATCATGGCGAAGCTGGTGATGCCTCGTCGTGCTCCCTCGCTGACTACCATGTGCATGTGCGTGGCGTCTACGCTATGCACAAGGTTCGGGCTGGAACCCGATGCAGCCTTGTACATATCGACGCCGGGCATCTCCTTCTTGATCTGAAGTGCGATCCTTCCTCCGATCTGCGCCTCTACACGCTTGACCGAGGTATTTGGTGCGAACTGCACCATCGGAAAGCCCAGCGGCGTGGTGTAGATCAGAGGCTCGTCTGCCTTCGCTAGAACTCTGGCGCACTTCTGCATCCAGTCCATAGCCGCCCGTGCTGCCACGACGACCTCTCCGATGGACTTCCAAAGAAGCTGGGACAGGAACACGCTGTGCTTGAACGCGGTGTTCTTCGGGAAGAAGTCGATCCGCTGTTCCAGATACCATCCGTACACCGACTGCGTGCACGTCTGAAGCGTCGATCCGTAGGGCAAGGTCATCACCGGCTTCTTCGCCAGCTTCCGGCCCATCTTGCCGTCCGACACCTTCTTGAACAAGGCCATCCAGTTCGCCGCGAGTGTGTAGTGCTCGTGCTCAGGGTTGGTCAGCAGTGCTCGCAGCTTGTCGGTGGCGACATCAGCCACATCCTGATAGATGTCCGAGGGTCGTCCAGCGGGAGTGAGGTTGACAGACTGTCCTCCCACCGGATCACGGAGCATTGCAGAGAAATGCTGTAGTCCGTTGCAAGACCCGTCAAGAGCGATTGACAGTCTCGACACAAACCGTGCAGGGCCTCCGCTGGTATGAACAGCAGCCGCGTACTCCATGCACCATGCAAGGAACTGATAGGGCTTGTCCGCACCCTTCCAAGTATCTGTGTTCCCCAGCGGGTCAAGCCCTGCCGCGATGATGGCAGAGGCTCGATCTTGAACCCAGCGAACTCTGCCGTCGTAGTCGTCCTTGTCGTATCCATACTTGTTCGCTCCGTGCACTTGGAACCAGTACCAGCCTCGGTCGCCAAGTGGTTTCGCTTCTCCGAAGTGCAGCAGCGCCTTGGACACATCCGATCCCTGCGGGCTTACTCCATTCGTGGTGCTGTAGGTCCGACCCCGGAAGTCCATCTGGTAGACCATCCAGAGTAGGTCGATCTCCTGCATCCGGGCAGCGAGACGCATAGCGCGAACCACAGCCATCAGACCGGCTTTACGCTCTGTCTCAAGACCGTGCAGTGTACGCGCTTCCGCCTTCCACTCATCGAAGCGCAGCTTGTCGAGGCCGTGCAAGTCCTTCGGAGCCTTGCCCTCGGGGATCGGCGCTGGCGGTATCTCGAAGGGCTGCGACCGCGGCATCCCGATCTCAAGTCCCCTGTTCCAGACTTCGCGGACGACCTCAAGCAAGGGCTGGTTTATCTTCCAGCTTGTCCGCTGCATGGCGTTCACGCTTTCAAGGATCACGGGCATCGCCGCGCTGTCGAGAAGCGGTGCCTGCGTGTCGCGCTGCTGTCCTGCCCGCGTCTTTACGAGAGGGGTCAGCCCGGACATGCGGCTCGTGTAGAACCCGCCGTCCTTCCAGCCGGTCCAGTCCCGAGGCTCGATGATGCACGGCATCCTGTCGGGCAGCATGACCTCGACACTCTGGTCATGCTTCTCAATCCACTCGATGACCTCGGCGCTAGGGCTGAACTGCACTGCCCCGTTGATCTTCTTCCGTTCGATCAGATCAGAGGCTACTTCAGAGCAGGTCAGCAGTAGCAGGCCGACGCCGATGTGCGTCTCGTTGGTCCACGACACCCACTCCACGCCTTTCTCGGTCATGGTGTTCACGAGGACGCGGTGTCTGTGCCGGTACTGCGTGGACTTCCGGCTGTCCAGATCGCGCTGAACCGCGTTGTAGTATTCCGGCAACTCGATCTCGAACTTGCTGAAGCGCAGTTCGTCCTCCACCATCTTGCCTACCGACGCTGCCACTTTCTGAACGGTGGCAGGCTTGTGGACGCACTCAACGACCTTGGTCAGAACGAACAGGGCCAGCTTATCGGGATCAACTCCGCGTACCAGCTTGATGTACATATTGCGTTGTTTGGTGTTGTTCACTCGTTCGGTGATCTCTGCACTGACCTGCGAGAGATAAACCCGCAGGAGCCGGGCACCAGCAGAAGTGTCAGCGAACCGCTCACTGTCCTTGGCCTTCTGTTCCTGTACCCGGAAGCGGGACACGCCAAGCGCGGTCATGTCGCGCTCCCACTTCTTCTGCTCACTGATCTCGGGCATTTACTTCTCCTTGAGTGCAGCCCTCTTTTCGCGGGCCTTCTTGTTCCGCGCGAGGCGCTTCTCAGCTTCGGTCTTGTGCGTCGGGTGCCAGACCCCACCGTGCTGCGGCTTCTCATGCCGTCGCCAGTAGGCAACCAGCCTCTCGATCCACTCGATCTCCGACATGCCGTTCCGGGCACGACGAGCAAGGTTGAACACCTTGCCTTCGATCCCGTTGCAGTTCAGGCAAAGCACGTCCCTGATGAACCCGGTCTTGTGGTCGTGGTCGAGGACTGGTCGCTTGTCCTTCAGCGTTTTCATCCGCCCACCACAAAGTAGGCAGGTGTAGTTCTGCTTCTTCAGCAGTATGTCCCGCGCTGGTGAGACCTCAGTCGTCTTGAGACGCCGGTTCTCCATGCTGGAGCCTTTCCTCGTACTTGCCGATCCAGAACATATATTCCTCGTTCAGTTCCTCGGGATCAGCGTAGAGCATGTCGTCCGCGTCAGCGGTGCCGTTCATCACGGCCATGTAGTGCTTGTGCACCGCCGAAGCGACCTCCTTGATCTCTGCTGCACTCAGGTGGTCCGTCTCGTAGTGCGTGTCCGTTGTCATTTCTTGATGACCTCCTTGAGCCAGTGCAGCACATCGTTCTCGTCAGAAGTTCGCCGCATCCACAGCAGCTTCATCTCGGAGAACAGGGCTTGTGTCGGGGTGACGACCTCGCCGGTGCGCCAGTGGGTGAACTCGTACCCGTGGTCCTTCGCCAGCCGCTCGTAGCAGGCTTTCACGGTCTCGAAGCACTCCCGATCATTCCGGGCGTCCTTCAGCAGAGCGTAGGTGAGCACGGGTCCGCACTTCTTGGTCTTGGCCGTAAGTTGCGCCAGCTTCTTGTCCAGCTTGTCGGCCACCGCCTTGTCGTGCGTGGCGATCCACTGAGCATACGTGTCGCGGTACGCTGCGGTGCCACTGTACGTCTGCCACATGATGCCGGGACACTCGGGAAGTCCGCTGATGTTGTCGGCAGCATCTCCCATGAGGCACTGCGCCCAAAAGAACTTGGTGCCTCTCCCGACGACCTTCTTGCTCGACTTGCTGTCGTCAATCTCGATGAACCCGAAGTGGTCGTCCTGCCGAGTGATCGCGTAGGTCTGCATGTTCAGCTTCAGTCCGGGCACCATGTACAAATCCTTGTCGGCACTGCACAGGATGGCGTTCTCGAAGTCGGCGTACAGGGCTTGCGTCATGCCATCGTCAGCTTCCTGCTGAGTGTGGTTGCGTCCCTCGAACACTCCGGTGGTGTCTCCGACACCCGATCCGAGGAACTCCCGAATGGCGTCCAGATGCTCGGGCCGGTTGTCCCGGTCTGCGCGGTTCGCTTGGTAGGGCTTCAGGATCGCAGTACGATCTCGGCCACCCTTGTTCGACTGGTGCGTGGTGTGCAGCACGGCTCGCTCAGCACCAGCCAGACGACGAATGTGATCCACAGCCTGCTTCGTATTGTGCAGCATGTCCTCGTAGGTTTTGCGGGGCGTTGGATCGTCGTGGTCCAACTCCGCTTTGCTCTCCGCACTCACCTGATACGCCATGAAGTCGGCGTCGATGTGTGCAACTCGGCCAGCAACCGGCTTCGGGTACTGGTCCATCTGGCCGGGAAGGGACGCGACCGTAGCCGCGTCCACCCCGAACCTGCTCAGCAGGTCGCCCATCAGTCGAGACCGAGATCGGCCAGCGGGTCGTCAGAGGCGCTGGGAGCGGCCTTGGAGGGCTTCTCCGTCTCGCCGGTGTCCTCGGACCCGGAGACCCCTTCATCGCCGCTAGCGCCCACCAGATCGTCCAGATCAGGCTCCTGCTCGCCCGGGTCCGTGGAGACCTCAGGAAGATCGCCGTCGATGCTGGCGATCACGAGGTTCTGGACCGGGGAACCCTCCCAATTCAGGGCCGACTTCGCGGTGTTCTGAAGCCAGTTCTTGCTGACCTCAACTTCCTTGTCGCCCTCCTTGCGATTGTACGTGCCGGGGATGTGCATGCTGTTCCACTGTTCGATGCTCGGGGCATCCCACAGCAGCAGGCGCACAGCCGCGGTCGCAGCCGGTGCCTTCAGCGGCTCGGTCTCGCCTTCCTCGTTCACGCGCACCGGGGCACTGACTTTCCAGTTCCCGCTGTCGTCCTTGATGTTGGCGTAAACGCGCTTCTTGCCGTCCTTCTCGACCTCGTTGTGAACGATGGTCAGGATGAACGCCTCGCCCAGCATGAAGGCCATGTGGGTGTTGCCGCGTCCGTAGTCCATCGCGCTGAGCAGCTTGTAGAAGCCCGCACGCGGTCCCGACTTGATGGCGACCCGCTCGGTGATGATCGGGTACACGATCCGCTTGACCGTCTGGCCGGTCTCGTCATGCGTCTCGATCTCCTTCGCGTGCTTCTTGCCAAGCAACTCGAACTGGATGATCGCCTCGGGAGCAGGCGGCTTGGCCTTGCCCTGAAACGCCTTCTGCGGGTGGTTCCCGATCTCGACATACGAGATGAACCGGGCGATGCACGGGCCAGCAGCGGGCGGCTCGTACTCGAAGTTGCCGCCCTTGTCCTCGGTCTGGTCGGCCAGCTTGGCGGCTGCGGCGCGGGCCTGTTCAATGAGTGAAGTCATGTGTCTCTCCTTACGCTGCTGCCTGCCAGTGATGCAGGTCCAGCATGTTGTCGCCAACTTCGGCATCCACAGGGAAGCCTACAGGGCAGTTGATCCCGAAGAAGTGCTTCAGGAAGTGCGGGATCGCCTGCATGATCTTGACCATGCCAGCGACAACCCTGTCGAGAACCGTATGGTGGCAGTCTGCCCACACACAGTCGTGAACCGTGTTGACGAGGTACGCCTTGCCTCCGAAGAAGTCGTTCTTGACGAACCAGCGCCAAAGCTGACCGAGAACCATCTGCACAAGTTCACCTCCGGTGCCCTGCACAGGGTAGTTCTTCATCTCGGTCGGGCTGAAGGTGTCGGTGATCCCTTTCCGCCGCAGATAATCAGGCGCATCGTATGACCGGAACGAGTAGGTTGTGCCTGTGACTGCTTGGTACGTTCCTCGGCGGAAAGTGCGGTATCCGCGCTCGCCATCATGGAACGGCTCAGAAGTCTCAGTAACTTCCCGCTCGACCGTCGCGTTGAACTTGGTAACACAGGGGTACTCCTTGTCCTCTGCTTCGCTCAGGGCCTTCACTTCCTCCACGTCCATCCCGGTCTCGGCAGCGATCAGGGCTGCACCGGCACCGTATGCCCGCTGGAAGCTGAAGATTTTGCACTTGGTGCGCTCCTTCTTCCACTTGTTGTACTCGGGGTGGTCCTCGTTCTTACAGGCGTCGAGGGCAAACTCGTAGCTGACGCTGTTCTTCAGCGCAACACGCTTGCAGTGGAAGTCCACCTTGTTGTTCAGGTCTCGACACAGGTTCGCGTCCAAGGACAGCAGACCCATGACGACTACCTCAAGCTGGCTGTAGTCGATCTCGCCCAGCTTGCCATCTTTCCCGAAGCGGGAGACGAACATCGCTTTAACTTCCGACTTGTACTTGCCGGTCTCGGCGTCGAAGTCCGCTCGGGTGAGGTTCTGTAGGTTCGGGTCCGACGAGGACAGCCTGCTCGTGACTGTGCTGGTGTGGTTCAGCTTGTGGTGCACCATGTGGTCCCACGGCTGCACACAGGTGAGCATCCCCTTCTTCTCGCCGGTCTTGGGATCGGTCTTGACGTAGTACGTCCCGATCTCCTTATTCAGTCGGTTGGCATCGCCCAGCGCAGCGAGGAATGGCACGTTCCCGGCGTTTGCGGTGATTGTGTCGAGCACTTCTCCGCTGGTGCTGTACACCGGCCCTCCGAGGCCATCGGTCAGGCTCGACTTCCAGTCGTCCAACGGTACGACGTATCCGGGGAACTCGTGGAAGAAGTCCTGATACTTTACCTTCAGTTCACCGGGGAACTTGACCTTCTTCGTCTTGTACTCGCCAGCCTTCTTGCCGCTCAGGTACTTGACGTAGTTGTCCGGGTTCCTACCGGGATCGTCCGGGTTCTCGGTCGTGGTGTGGCCCGTGGTCAGCACCCACTCGTGCCGTTCTTCCTGCTTGCGGGCCAATTCGCCCGTCTTAGGATCGACGTAGGTGTCCTGCTTCTGGTACTTGACCGTCCCGCCGAAGATCAGCGCAGACTTGTGCACCGGGCTGTTCCAGTTGAACGTCAAGCCCTCGGGCATGTCTTTGATGTACTGGCTCAGTTCCTCGTCAGCCGCAGCCTGTTCCACGAGGCGCTTGCGCAAGTCGTTCCGTGCTCGCTCCACGTCGATCTTCAGGCCCCGGAACTCCATCTCCGAGGTTGCGCACAGGCTGTCCATGCGCAGCTTGATCGCGGTGAGCATCCCGAGTTCTTCAGCGGCCTTGATCTGTCCGAGGTAGATGATCTCGGTGTTTCCGATGTCACCGCTGTTCCGGCCTTCTTCCTCGGTGCCTATCAGATAATCGAGCAGCAGATCACAGTCGATGTCGCTGGTCTGAACACCGGCATCCCATAGCGCCTTCACACCGTCGATCTTGACCCTGCCGCCGTAGGTCGGGGCGATCTGGTCGAGGCTGTTCATGTGGAACTTCTGCTGCTGGGCGTTCAGCAGGTACTCGGCGTACTGCGTACACCACACTCGCCCACCCCGCTTGAAGAAGGCGTGCAAGTTCTCACTGCTGAAGCGCATCTCGTAGAGCAACTCGAACTTCGCGTTGTGCGCCACGATCACGTCAACATCGTCGGGGATGTCCAGCGGCTTCACGCTGTCTGCGTCGTCGTAGAACTCGGCGCTGCACCGCTCGTCACCCGCGACCTTCCAGCCGCGAGCGACAATGTAGTTCTCGGGAAGGAACGAGTTCGCCTTCCGTTTGAACCGAGTGTGCGTCTGGGTTTCTTCGTCAAGGATGAGGTACTTCATGTTATCTCCCCTGATATGCG